CTCCTGGATTTGTAGGATATGTCGTCAGCAATGTCATACAGAGTTGCCTTGGTCTTGTTATTACCTTTCCTAAGCACCCTTCCAATAGACTGGAGATTCCGAATTCTAGATTTGGATGGAGAAGCAAAAATGACATTGTGGAGATTTTTGATATTAATTCCTGTACTGAATGTTCCGTATGATGCAACAATAATCGCATTATTCTCTTGTTCAGTAATCTCCCTTACTTGTTCTCGATCCTTTGTATCTACTCCACCATGGACAAAAAATACTTGTCTTTCATCAACCGTATTATTATTTATCATGTGATATAGTGGCTCACCATGACCCTCAACTCTTGCAAAAAGAACCAAAGTATTTCCTTTGAGATCTAATGCAAGATTTCTTATGAACTTATTTCTGCGTTCATGATTGATAATATACTGAACTTCTTCTTCAAAGTTTTCAAACTTATGTGCTGGGTGCTTCAGTAGAAGTACATTGATATCCAGTTTAGCAACATGACCCTTCGCCATTAACTCTTCGGTACGAATGATTTTGTACGAAGCTCCAAACAATCCCTCAAGAACCCATTTATGAGTTTGTGTTCCATCAAGTGTTCCGGTAAAACCAAAACGATATTTTGCATCAGCAAGTTTAGACATTATAGATATTAATGACTTTGATTTAAACTGGTGTGCTTCGTCTCCGATAACTACGTTAAATCTTTCAAAATATTTTCGGGGGAGTTTGTAAATAGACTGCCAGGTAGTAATAATAACTTGAGAATCCGTTTCTCTTTCCTTTCCCGCATAGATCTTGTGACAATATGAACCTACATCCCAACCATAGTCTGCAAAGTCTTTATACATCTGCTCTACTAGCGAAGTCGTCGGAACGACTATCAGAATATTTTGTTTCTTCTCAACGTAATATCTCACAAGAGAATATATCATCAGAGACTTTCCAGAAGCAGTTGGGGATATCAACAACTTTCTATTATGTTTTAAAGCGTCGTATACTCCCTCAACTTGGTAATCTCTCGGAGAATACTTACAAATAGCATTCATATAATCTTTTACACCTTCCTTTGAGATAAAGTCATTCGTCTCAAAAGGAAGACCATAATACTTATTATCTACAAACTCATAAGTATATCCATGGTCATCACAAAACTTTGTAACCTTGTCTAACAACCCAACATAAATCTCTCCGGTTTGGGTATTAAATAATCTTATCTTTCCATCCCAGTATTTACTACGATACGAGGACATAAACTTTGCACCAGGAACCTCAAAGGTAAACTGGTCTGATAATTCGTAGTATACGTGAGGTTCTGCCTTAACCTGTAAATATACTTCATTCTTTTTTGATATAATCAAATGAGACATAACTCATAGGTTCACCTATAAGTATTTAGTTCATGCTGTCAAACTGATGTTCTAAAATAAGTCGATAAAAATTATCTCTCATCGCAATTAAGTTTAGTTGTTCTTGTGGTTCTCCACCAGACCATTTTTGAACTGCTTGTTTAAGACCTTCATGAATGAGACGGATGCCATGAATATTTACTTCAATATTATAATAGTTTCCTTCTTCTTGGTGCATTAGTTGAATCCTGATTGGAATTTGTGCCAGTCTATTGCATTCTTAATTTGGAAAGTTCTATTCGAAACTGTTTTAATAATTTCTTCTAAGAACTTGAGCATCACATCATAATAACGAATTTTGAGATCAATAGTATTTAACTTCTCATCGGCATCCATATACCTCTGTAATGCTTCTTTATCTCTAACTTTGTATGGGAATGGTTCTTCGGCATAAACCTCTGCTGTTGCCTTTCCTGTGTAGTAGTTGTATCTTTCTAACTTTATACGATTATAAGTTCCTCTCGCCTTCTCTCTCAAAAGAGTGATGGTATTGTATAAAGTGTAATATTTTGAATGAAGTTGTGGAACTTTTAGTGATTCATCATGTAGATTATCAGGGTCGATTTGGGAATCTTTTTCCCACATCTCCTGAATTTGATCAAGGTTCATAGAGGTGTTCTGTTATCAGCAGCTAATACATTGTACACAGTATACTTGAAAGTGACCTCTGCTGTAAAGTAGTTGATATCCGTATCACCTGCTTCAAAATCTAAAGAAGTCAAATATACTGGAAATAAATCTTTAAATTTTACAATAGCAACATCTCTAAAGTTACTATTTAAAATGTGAAGACTTCCATCACTAAATTGTTGTTTTAAATCTCTTACTCCATTAGCATCTGTTGTTAAATCTTTAAACTCTTGTGCCGTCTCTGGAGAACCTAAACCTGTCATCCAATTATGAATTGCCATATAGTTGACCATATTTTCGTCAACTAAAAATCTTAAGGAAAAATCTCCATAAGTAAGTTTATCACCAGGAATATCAATATCCTTAAGATAGGTTGGTTGAACTGCTGTTCCTAAACTTATATTGGGAATGCTAGCAGAGTTTGAAAAAAAATCAACCTTTGGTTCTTTTGCTAATGTAAATTTAAAACCAACAGGTGATAAAAAATTTCTATTTCCTATCTGCTTACCAAATGCCGTCGCCATTGTTTTATTTGTATTTAGATAAAAAAAGAGGGTCCGAAGACCCTCTGTAAAAAATATGTGAACCGTGGATCACATGAGGTTTTGAACTTTGACTCTTCTGTAGTAACGGTTTTTGTTGGTTTGGAGTCTTCCCAAACTCTCAGTAGTTCCTTCTGCGAAGGGGTTAGAAACGATACCGTAACGAGTCTTGAATCCGATTTTGGGCTGGAAGGTGTTCTCTCCAACTGCACGAACCATCTGAAGAGGAACGTAAGGGCAGTAGAACAGACCTGCGTCATAAGGTGAAGAACCTTTATAACCAGCAACATAGTACTGATCAGCAGAAACGTTTGCAGAATAAGGATCGATGTAGACCTTATACTTACCAGCAAGTACACCTGCGAAGGTGTTACCGGTGTCATCAACGTTCAGGTTTGCATTGAGTGCAGGGGTGTAATCAAGTACACCAGCCATGGTCAGTGCGGAAGCAACGTCTGCGGAACACAGAATCATGTTGCCCTTTCCTCTACGAGTTCTTTGTGCGATTGCGTTCGCATCTCTCTCGATTTGGAAAATAAGACCTTTGAACTTCTCAACAGACCAACGACCGTTGGAGTCAACGTCAAGGTCGAAAGTACCGGCAGTAGCAACGTTTGCTTGAGCACCGGGTTCAGCAACCTTATAGATGGTTCTGATGACTTCTCTGTTGATTTCCGCAAGGATTTCAGTGGAGAGAATGTTGGCAAGTTCTGCCTCGGCATTCAAACCGTGGATTGCCTTGAGGTCTTGTGCCAGTTCCAGAGAATACTCTGCTTTCAGAGCACGGGACTTAGCAGTAACGGTGACTTTCTCAATCGAGAATGCCATCTCGTTGAATGTCTGACCATCTCCAAGGCTTTCGGACATCGATGTGTCCATGCCCTGACCAACGCCATAAGCACCTTGGGTTTGAGCAGTTGGACTCAGAAGACCTGGATTGGAAGGATTACTTCCAGCAGCTTGTAAACCAGTAATTCCTAAACCAACGTTTGCTTCCTGACCAGCAACATATGGAGTAGCACTTCCGATTCCACTGTTAGAGAATCCAGTATCTGCTTCGTCGAACAATGCTTCGGTACCACCCTGGGTGCTGAAGCGTGAACGCATTGCGAAGATCAGTCCAGTAGGACCGTTCATCGGTTGAACACCTGCGAGGTCATATGCGACCAAGTTAGGCATTGCGCGTCTGATCAATGAGATCAGAACAGGATCGAAATTATCGATACTGGAACCGGTTGAGTTAGTAGGAGCTTCGGAAAGGAATTCCTTTTCTTCTCTGATTGTTCTTTCTTGATTCTCCAGAAGAACTGCGGTAACCATTCTCTTATGAGCATCATTGATGCCTCCGAGACCCTCATGGTTGAGGATAGGTGCCCACTTCTCCTGAAGGTATTCAGCATTGAAACCTTGCATTTGAATTTACCTTGTTAAAAATTTTAGTTTGATTTATAATTAAAAAATCACTTTTTAGAAACTCTGGTCAGAGTGTCGAGATAGGATTCCATTAGACCAGTAACTGGTTGTGCAATGGACTCTGAACTCTCGGAGATATTCTCTGAAGTGTCTCTTTGAGCACCAGCATTTTCTGGGAAATATGAATTTCTCAGGGTTGCTAGTTTCTCACGATAGTTGTCTTCACTATCAAACTCAACATTTTCGGCAAGAGAAGCGAGTTTATCCTTCTGGGAAAGTGCTAGACCTTCGCAGACCTCGGAGAAGATTACATCAGCAACCGACTCAGCTAATCTTTGATTAAGAGCAACATTAGATTTAATTTGCTCGTTGAGTTTATCTTCCATTTCATCTAATTTCTCTACCATTGCGGTAGTTACATCATATTTTTCTTCAGGGATTGTTACATAATGATCTTCAAAAAGACTTCTCATTCCAGTCAGGAATGATTCGGTCATTTCTGCCTTGAGACCTTGCTCAATTGCGAGTTGATTTTCAGAAATCCACTCTTCGGCAACATACTCAAGGTATGCATCAACTCTACTAGTTAGTTCTTCCTTAATAACGGAAACTTCTTCTTCGAGAGTTGTTTCGTATTGTGCCTTCAGTTCTTCTTGAACTTCGGCAACTTTTGTTTTGATAGCAGCTTCAAAAATGGTACGTGCTTTCTCTTGGAAGTCCTCGGAAAGTTCTTCACCGGCAAGCAGTGCTTCAACATCTTCTTCGATGTTATATTCTGCTTCTGGTGCTTGCTCTTCTTCGGATACAACTTCTTCTTCAGAAGTTTCTTCTTCGGAGACTACATCTTCGGCCGATGCAGTGGTCTCTTCTTCTTCGACTACTTCACCTGCAACTTCCTCTTCTTCCTTCATACCCTTAGGCATGGGATCAGCAGGTTTAGCACCCCTATTCACAATGTCTTTGACAGTTGCGATTTTGGGTTCTGCGAGTTTAGCAGAGTTGTCGTCTACTTTATAGTTTTCTGGAGTAGGGCCACCGAGATCTTCGTAACTGCCAGTTTGACCAGGGGTCGAAACACCAGAAGCATTGCTTCCGGATTTTGGCATTACCTCAGATGCAGCAGCTCCTTTAGTTACTACGTTTTCCATTTCTTGTAAATTGCTACCAACGGACATTTGATTGTATTAGATTTTTATACTAATATATTTATTTATAATTTAAAGATTTGATAAGAATTCGTTGAACAAGTTTAACTTATGTTCTTCGAGAACTTTTTGGTCAACAAGAGTGTTAATTCTCTTCTGAGTTCTTTCTGCGAGTTGCTCACGAAGAATTCCTCCTTCCCAAACCCACTCTTTTCCTTCCATAATTCCTGATACAAATGCATCGGGTGCAGAAGGATCGGCAACGATATCAGCAGCAGTTGCTAACATGAAATCTTCACCAACAACTTTTATACCACCACGGTCTTCTTTTAATGAACCAACACCACGAGAAGAAACTCCAAGCATCACACCTTCATCTAAAAGTGAAGATGCAATTTTACCCATAGGAGTATTAAGGATTTGTGCCTTACCCCTGAAATTACTACCCTCTTGAGTGAGTGAAGTAATCTTATGTGAAACACGGTCAAGATTTACTGTAGGTCCATCAGGATGACCAAGTTCTCCAAGAGCACGTCCCTTTTGGACGAATGCCTCATTATATCTTTTTACTTCACGAGAAAGAGTCTCCATAGGATACATTCTTTTATTACGATTTTCGAGGTCTGCTTGAAGGAAAACTCCTTCAATATAAAGTTTCTTATTAGAACCTTTACCTTCGGTAATAATCTTTACGTTTGAAATTTCTTCGGTGATGAGTTTCATTTGTATTAACCTGTAAATCCTACTTTTGATCCCAATACACCAGCATTTGCGGCAAACACACACTGAGTTGGATTTTTCTCAAGATATTCAACTGCACCTGTTGGTAAAGTAAAAGAACCAACCACGTCTCCACTTTGAGTTTCTACAACAGTTACTAAATGGTTGGAAGTATGAGTATTTACTAAACGAACAACAGTTGCTTGAGTAAAACTAGTTGCGGCACCAGTTGTTGTGGGCAGAGCTGCCTCCGCACCTTTACATAAAGTTCTTGCCATTACTCTTCCCCTTCGGAATTATCTTGCTGGTCATCAAACATGGATGCGCCAACTGTTGGACGAATAGTATTAATACGTTCTGCTGCTTTTGCATACAAAACATCTTTAATTCTGTCACTAATATCAGATGCCGACGAATCGGATCCGACTAAATTTACAATTTCTTCCATGAAAATTTAATATATGTATATTTTATATTTATATCTCGGCAGCTTTACCGTCTACTTCAGTCATGCCACCATCTACTTCAGGTTCCATCGGAACATCACCCATCATTCCCTGCTCACCTTCTTGTGGTAATGGTTCTCCAGTTATTGGATCCATTGCACTTGGATCGGGAATAATTCCATCTTTGATTTCTTGTTCAATTTGCTCATCCATTTCAACCATCTCTCCATCAGTCTGACGAAGAACTTTACTACGAACCCAATGAGTTGAATAATACTTACCAATATAAGGTTCAATAGTTGCAAGAACACCAAGTCTCTCATTCAACATCTCAGTTTCTTTCAGTTCTGCAAACTGATTATCATACAAGAAATCATATTGAATATGATCACTAATTCTATCCCAGTCTTCTACTGAAACAATGTTCTTAAGAATGAGTTGTGTCTTCAACATATCATTGAACATTTGAGCAAATCTCTTTCTCAAACGACCAACAAACTTAGCAAACTTAAGTTCATCTCTTAAAATCTCTGAAGAACGACCAAGGTTAAAACCACCATCGGCAGCAATTCTAGATTCTGGAACTCCAAGTGCTCTATAAAGTTTCTTTTGGAAATACTCAATATCGGCAAGTTCTCCTAAGTTTTGTCCACCGGGAAGAGTTGTGATTTCAGTTCCTCTACCACCTTCTCTTCTAGGAAGCCAGAAGTCTTCCATCATACTCATAAATTTACGATCATCACGAACTTCACCTGTATTTGCGTCATATACAAGTTTGTTA